CTCGACTAACGCTTTCTCAGACTTTGTTTTGTTTAGGTAATCATAGGCCAGAGAGTTTAACGTGTAGCTAAACCGGTTCTCATCTAGCAGTGAGGCGATCAGCATAGTATCGATGATACGGCCATTAACTGTAAACCCCATGCGTTTAATCCAACCCAGATCGTATTGGGCGTTGTGCATGATCTTCTCTGCGGGGCACTCAAACACTTTCTTTAGCCACTTGTTGACGATTCGTTCATCTAGGTTGCCACCGCCTTGGTGACGGATAGGTATGTACCCGGACCAGTTTTCTACTGCAATCGCGTAACCAACCACTTCGCCGTCCCCGGTGGACCATCCCGGTCCGTTTGTCTTCAAGTTCGGGTCGCGGGTCTCGACATCTATTGCGATTCGCACGGCACCTGTTAGGTCGGGTAGTTCCGTAGGGGGTATCCACTCTGTCTTGGGGGTGAACATTGCCATCTGTAAACTCATTCTTTAGTCCTTGGGTCGTCGTTCATTGAGTATCGCAAGTACCAAACGGCTTTCCGTTTATCTTGCTTGGATTCATCGTTCTTTTTGTTCATACGCCAGACATACTTAAAAGATGCAATCTCGGCATAGATGTTCACATTGTCCCTACCGAATGCGGCAACCATGGCGTCGATGCACTCGATCTCACTGTCGGCGTAATGACTAGGCTGTGAAACCATGTCTGGAGTTTCGTCTATTGGTTCCAAATTAAAATCTTTTTCCCAATCAACCGTTGGCAACTTCGATTTGCTGCCTTCACTTTTCGCTAGGGTTTCTGACCAATGCTCTGTCATATCAAGTCCTCTTCTTGTTGCAGGTCTTCTAGACTTGCCTTTGAATAAAACGCCGGGGTCTCTTCCCCAACCCATGATCCCAGTATATTGAACTCGAAGTATTCAACGGCCTCGTCGTAAGTCATACCGTCGTTATAAACTAAAATCTCCAACACCTTATCAGTGTCATACAATATTACTGCGTCCTGTCCGCATCTTTGGACGATGCCCATAATTGCGGCGTTGTAACCATCTGCTTTCAACATAACATTCTCCTATTAAAGGTCGTAACTTTTACTAACGTCTTCAGGCTCCACAATGAACAAACTATGCTTAGTTCGCGTCACCCCCACATAAAACACCCGGTGCATGTCATCGGGGTTATCGGCCATCTCTTTGTCGGCCGCAGGGGATAGGTCCGTGAACAACACAACATTGTCCGCCTCGCCACCCTTTGAGCCGTGTATCGTGGACACTGTGATGCGGGGCTCGCCATTGAACTTCTCACCTCTGCGCAACATTGCAATGATGTAGGCTCTGTCCTTCTCAGGCAGTTTATCCAGTGCCTCGTGCCAGATAAGGTCGGCACCGACCAACAGACCATGCTTACTTTGCAGTTCAGCAAGGGTCGCAAACTCTTGATCATCTAGCGCGGGTATCTTTTTGAAGCCTCGGGTAACGTGTAGCTTGATTGACATGAACCCATATATCTTACGGGCGACCTCACCGCTGACCTCACCACCCTTGCGCAGGTGTTCCCAACCGTTTACCGCAACACTTATGCGCTCCGAGATGGACCTGTGGCCGCGATAAGTGAAAAGGTATCCATTGGCACGTAAGTCCTCCGCTACGGGCTGTAACAGGTACCCTGCTTGCGCTAATACCAACCAAGACCCGTCAGCCATATCAACTGACGCTATGGTCGAGATGCGGGACACCACACCCTCTTCAGTGCGAGGTTCATACTTTTTCGGGAACCTACGGTGTATGCGCTTTACTACGCCTTCCGCAATGTGATGCACGGAGCGTGGTACGCGATACGATTGAGACAGGGTCTCGGAGCCTCCGGGCAAGTTAATAAACTGGTCAACGTCGGCACCCGCCCATCGGTAGATAGCTTGATCATCGTCACCTGCGCAGTACATCTTCTCTGATTTGGTGTCTAGCATGTGGGCAATGTCCCACTGTAGCGGAGACAAATCTTGAGCCTCATCTAGAAAGGTCAGCTTAAAGTTTGGGCAACACCGTTCTCCCTGCTCTGCAAAGACGGACAGCATGTCGGTAAAGTCATAGAGCCCGAAGCGTTCCTTATATTCACGTAGAGATTTATCCACGTAGTTTACGAGGTTCCACGACTCTTCTAACCGGCTAATATTGTATTGGTCCCGCAAAGGAACCTTACGCAACCGCGCTAGGTTAATGACACCAAGCACGGGATCGCTTGATTTAGTAACACTGGGTAGGTCGTCATCAAAGTTAGACACCTTGGAGCCATTGAGACTGACGCCGGTAACCTTAGACAACTCGCGGTAGTTCTCATCTTGCATGACTTGATCGCCACGAATGTCGGACATTGTCAGGGCCAAACTGTGAAGTGTACGAAAGTTGCACAGGTCATGCTTAGGGTCTAGGTTAAACCTTTCCGCCGCACGTTCCTTGGCTTCTGTCGCCGCCTTCTTAGTAAAGGCTAGAAAAGCAATATCCATAGGCTGTGTGCCCGACTCCAACGCTTTATCTACCATGTTCAGCAAGGTCGTGGTCTTACCTGTCCCGGGAGGACCAAATATTCTAAACATCGTTTTTAATCTTTTTCACTATCTGACGAATGCGCTCTCGTGTCACACCGTAGCGCAATCCGATGGCGGCGAGAGTCATCTTCTCTACGATCCGCAACCTGTAAATTTCAGCATTTCTTTCTTTAAAGCATGTCATTAGAACGGAACCTCATTTTGTCCACCAAAGCTTGGTGTAGTGATGTCTATATCGGCTGAAGCAAATGCCGGTACAGCCCAAACTCGAACTGCCCTGCCTTTAATCTTTAATACAGTACTCTCTCCGTTTATGTCGCGTAGCCGTTGAGCGATCTTATGGCTCTTGTAAGCAAACCATTTGTTCTTAGCTAAGAAGTTCTCAAAATCACGGAGTCGAAAGAAAGTAACATTGGTATCTTCATCGGTCCAAGGGCGGCGAAGCAGTATCTCTTCCTTGTCCTGTGCCTGCTGTAGAAACCTACAGAACTCTTCCAGATAGTCGTAGAACTGTCCGGCGGTACTAGCATCTACTGCAACCTCTATGATAGCCGACTCGTTCTCTTTCATGTCCGTGAGAAGCGTACTGATGCGACTCTCCCACGTCTGTTTCTGTACGGACCTTGGCATGAAGTTTAACTGCTCCATACACGCCTTTTGGAATACAGGCTGACTCATGAGCCCTTCCGTATCTAACTCCAAAGGCTCACCGTTAACGTCCATAAACCAGACTGGTGGGGTAGAGTCATACTTTCGCAGGTTAGCAATAGACGCGCCTTGTATCGCCGCTCCGACACCAAACTTGCGAGTACGGCATAACTCTTTGTTGCAGTATGAATTGATGGGTGCGTCATTACACTTGTAAGCATATTCTTTGCGGTGCAACTGCTTGGCGACTAGATTGACTTCATTCAAGGGTAGGGGCGGCACCAGATATTGCATGTTGTAGCTAAGTAGCTCGTCCTCCCAAGAATCCGGGTAAGCTTTACGCAGATAGACGCCGATGTTAAACAGGCCGTTGTTGCGTCCGCCTTCCGATATCTTGTTACCGCAGAGTATCTGTAAGCACGGTGGGCCGTCTGCCATGAGAGAAGTCTTTCCTTTCTCTGCCATGACTTGCAGGGCCTGCACCTGTTCCAGTGTCTGCGCATACTTCTCATGTAGCTCAAAAAACTCTTCAATGGTTCCGGAGGTGCCATCATCTCTAATTGCGTAGCGCAATCCTTCTTCGGCATTAAAGTAAGGCAGGTTTAGAAAGTTCCCTACGTCACCCCGGTCGAGGTGCAGTTTTATTTGCTTAGGGAATATCTCACTCTCGCCGTATCCCAGTGCCGCGCTCATGCACTGTAACGCTTTTTGCATGTCTTTGGCTTCGATCCAGTCGTTTGTAAACAGGAAGCAGTGCGCTCCACCGGACTTAGACCGACACACTACCAATGGCAGGTTCAGCTTTCGTATTTTCTCTATCAGTAGCTTGTGGTCTAACGGGTACTGATCTACATCTATGCAACCCCACTTGGAGTTGTTGTCTTCGTTAATTGGGATGATTCCGATCCCGTTCTTTCCTTTTAGGTGGTTCTCCCAAAGGAGCATGGTTCGGGGTTCGCGCACTAATCGTGCTTTACCCTTTGTCTTACCGTTCGGGCCGGTATTCTCTATCTTGAAGGTTCCGTAAGCTTCTTGCAGTCCATCAAAGATGGTCATGAACTTCTCTATAACAATCATTATTATGCCTTCATGTCCTGAAATGGTAAAAAAGGGCGACATTGGCCGCCCCTCATCTTACTAACCGTTCTTAAAATACAGAACGGTCTCCGGTGTTCGCATTGTCTTCGCCATGCTTGACGACTACATCACCGGCAGTGATGCTTTCAGCGAATTCTTTACAACGGATGTAAGTACCTTTCTCGGACACAGGGCTCACGCGGGTCATTTCCCAACCGTGCCAACTACCTTTGCTGTTTTCTTCCTTATTGGTTTTAAGGAGGTAAATGTGACTAAAACGTGGTGGAGTAAAGGGACCATTCTTCCCTTGCATCTGTACTGACTGCATCATTGAGTTCCACTTACGTGACTTTTTAAGCTGAGTAGATTTCATAGCAATCAACGCCGTTTCGGCAGAGCCGTCTTCGTTAAGAACTACGACAAAGTGCTGATGAGTTTCTTCGATGTAATCACCGCTTCCACCTACAACGTACTCTTTGTTATCGTCCGGAGACCGCTCAGTCTTTGGACGTTCCTGCGTGGGCTCATATATAGCAATTGGAGCCGAGCTACCTTCACCGCGTGGTGACCACTGGATAAAGCGGCGCTGATATGCACAAGGGATAACCTTGATGCCTTCTCCGCCCTTATACAATGCGTTTGTAACGGTGTTAAGTATGTCACCCTTACGAGCATCGGTCATCTCGTCTAAGACCGGGTCATTGCCTGACAATACTTTGAGGAAAGGTAGTGCTAAATCCTCAACACCCATGTTGTCCATACCTATACCGGCGTCCTCTTCAAACAATGAGCTTACGTCGATAGATACTTCTGTGCTTTTGGCTTGCGCCACTGCTTTTGCTTCTGCCATTACATTTTACCCTTTTTAATAGTAGCTCTTTGCCCAACCCATGCCCCAAATAATTCCATTGGGAACTCTTCACCTGCTTCAACACGTTCTTTTACAAATGCCCGCAAGGTCTGCGGATGCACCTCAGTCTTCTGCTCGGCATAAAAGCCTTCCTGCTCTGCAAAAGATGCGAATGCACTAGCTTTGTCGTCTTCACCACGACCAAACTGACATGCGACAGTGTTCTTTATGATGTCGTCGTAACCCCGGTCACGTAGCCATTCAAAGGCTTGTGGTCGGTTATCGACGAGGATTGATGCCCCGTAAGTGGATTTCACTATGATTTCTGAACCATCATCTAGTGAAAATTTAGAAATGCCTATCTCTGCAAGCATTGCAGGCATCTCTTCATCCGTGAGTTTGAGAAGTTCTTTCTTATGCGCCTTGAGTTCTTCTTCAAGATGCGAGATAGTAGCCTCCTTCCCACGGATAGCTCGAGCCAGTCCGGCCACAGAATTGAGGCCCTCCTGATCAAGTTTCTCTACAGATGTCGCAAGATCGTTTTCAAAATCTTCCTCCATCATATGTAACACATCGCTCATCGCGTTTACTCCTTCGTTATTAAAGACACCGGTTGGGTCTTGACAAAGCTCTATATTATCTTATACTCGTAAACTGTCAAGAGGAATTTAACTAAATGATTAAAATAAACGACTTCAAGTTTAAAACCGAACCTTTTACCCATCAGATGCAGGCCCTGTCTGATTCGTGGGACAAGGACTACTATGCTCTTCTCATGGAAATGGGTACGGGAAAGACAAAGGTAGCATTGGATACGATATCCATGCTTTACGAGGATAACAAAATAAACGCCTGCTTAGTTGTGGCCCCTAAAGGGGTGTACGACAACTGGATTCGGGGTGAAATACCTACGCATGTGCCAGATAGGATAGAGCGTACTGTTCTGCGGTGGATACCTAGTACGTCAAAGAAGTATCAAGCTGAACTGGAGGACTTTACAAATAACTCCGATGGAAGTCTCAAGATATTTGTTATGAATACAGAGGCTTTCTCTACACCGAGGGCCGCGAACATTGCCTATCAGTTCTTGAGGAAAAACCCGGATAACATGGTTATCGTAGACGAATCTACGACTATTAAGAACCGTAAAGCCGCTCGCACAAAAAACATTATTGGGATGAACAAGATAAGCAAGTATCGCCGCATCCTCACTGGAAGTCCTATCACAAAGTCCCCGATGGATCTGTTTAGCCAGTGCTTGTTTCTCAACGCGAAGGCTCTGGAGTTCAATAGCTTCTTTGCCTTTCAAAGCCGGTACTCTATCGTGCAACGCCGGGTTATGGGTCAGCGCAGTTTTCAAGAGATTACGGGATACCGCCGTTTAGACGAGCTAAATGTTAAGTTAGATAAGTTTAGCAACAGGGTACTAAAGGTAGACTGCTTAGATTTACCGGCAAAGCTTTACATCCGCAGAGACGTGCAGTTGACGCCGGAACAAATCCGAGTGTACAACCAGATGCAAAAGTTAGCACTAGCTAAACTGGAAAGCGGCGAGTTGGCAACGACGGCAAGCGTCTTAACGCAGATCATGCGTTTGCAACAAATCTGTTGCGGGTTCTTACAACCGGATGACGGGGAAATAGAGTTGCTTCCAAGTAGACGCTTGGACGAGTTGCTTGAAATAACCGATGAATTGCAGGGTAAGGCCATTATCTGGGCGTCCTATACCCATGATATCAAGCAGATCGCAAAGGCGTTAGGCGAGCGTTTTGGGCCTAATTCGGTTGCCACCTATTACGGTGCCACGGAACAAGATGAAAGGCAGAACATCGTAGAAGAGTTTCAAAAACCTGATTCGGAGCTAAGGTTCTTTATCGGACAGCCTAAAACTGGCGGATACGGCATCACTTTGACGGCCGCCAACACCGTTGTATACTTTAGCAACAGCTATGACTTGGAAATTAGACTACAGTCCGAGGACCGTGCGCACCGAATAGGGCAGAAAAAGGCGGTAACCTATATCGACCTAGTGTCTCCCGGGACTATTGACGAAAAGATCTTAGGCGCGTTACGCGGGAAAATAGATTTAGCCGGGCAGGTGCTTGGTGAAAACACTAAGGACTGGTTAACCTAAATAATGTCTCTTTTCCCTGCTTTAAATACTTCGAGAAACTTCAAGGCTTCTTCTTGAGACATTGGCTTCATGTCTTTGTGCAGTTTCTTGTCGTATTCTCGTAGTTCCGGATGTGTATCTGCCGTAGGCCATGTCACACCCGAGCTTACCGCTTTTTCGGTAGCCTCTTCCGTTGAAATAACCTCACCATCCCAAACTGTAGGTATAAGAGTAGGTTTCCCGTTAATATCAACTTGCGCGGTAAAAACCGTGGAAACAGAGCCGTCTTCATTATTAACGGCTTTATTTTCCGCGAGGTTGTTGTAATGATGCTCTAGGATA